GATCTTTCAAAATACTTAAATCCGTCAGGACAGTCTGTTTTCAAGAAGAAAGCATCTGTATCTGTCAGATAGTTATTTACAACATAACCATCAGGTAGCATACCAGTATTCTTAATAGCATTTATGTCGTTGTCAGAAGTTCCTACTCTGCCTGGGCTTTGTAGTAATCTGTCAGCAACAAATACTAATTGTGGTGGAATAATTAGCTTCATTCCTTTTAACGCAATGTTAAGACCTTTATCATCCGTAAATGTAGAGATATTAATTAATGCGTCTTCAAGTGAAGTTTCATTAAGATCCGCCATAGTGGTAGCTCTGTTTGCTAGTGAACCTCCGCCGCCTAGTGGATGATCTGTAGCTACAAGCACTTTACCATCACCACCTGTTGTAGAGAACGCATTGTTCAATACAGATGCAGCTTTGATTTGCTTTGTATTAGCCATAGACCTTGCTAGTGCTTTGGTGTATCTTGCTCCGAGTCTGTCATAAAGATTGTCTTCAACTGCTTCTTCGGTTAGTGCGAATGCTAAAGCCACTGTTTCGTGGGTGTAACGAGATGTATAACCTTCGTTAGCTGTATCAAATCTGACACCACTACCTTCAGCTTTTACCTCTGCATTACCAAATCCTACGATAAGTGTTTCTTCTTCAAACGCTCTATCAGAAGTTTCAGTTTCATAGATCTCTAAATGTTGAGATTCGTATCTTGAGTATTCCATACCGAACAAGGCATTAAGACCTGGCTCGAGCTCTTTCGCTAATTGTGCTCTATTAATTGCCATTATTTATACTCCTGTTGGGTCGATATAGAAATGCTCATTAAATTTAACAATCACATTCACGTTAGCTGATCCTGTTGTACTGTTATCTGGATCACTCGAAAAGCCCATAATTCTAAACGTAGCAGTTGTAGCTGCTGTTGTTCCAGATAGTTCTAAAGCTGACATACCTGTTTTCACAGAGCCAGAAGTGTAAGAAATATCTGCGTTCAAACCGACATCAGTTTGAGCTGGAGAACCTGCACTTTGAATTTCAAATACAGCATCAGGGTCATCTATTACGAATGCTTTAATATCGGACGATACAGTTCCATCAGGGAAGTGAGAACTAAAAATAGTTTCACCTGAAGAGTTTGTAAAAGTACAACCTCTAAATACACCGATAGACTCATCCCCAGCACCAGCTACTAAAATAGTACCAGTATTGAGCATTTTTACTAAATCGCCAGAAAAAATATTCCCAGAAGCACCTGAGGCAATTGCGTATTCTGTATGTCCACCATTTTGAACTCCAGAACCTAATTTACCTACTACTCGTGCTCCAAACGGGGCATTTTTGTTAGCCATAATAAGTCACCTTATATTTGTTATTTTAAAGTTAAGCGATCAACTACGTTGACCACCGCCAAAAGTTACTTTGCTTGATCTCTGAGGCGTAAGCATCGGAGAACTTGGATCTGATTCCTTCATCATATCGTTATCTACAGCATCTTGCTGAGTTTGAGCACGTTTTGCGAAATAGGAGTTTCTCTCTTCACGTGTTTCATTGGGAATCTTAGCCAATAGCAAACCACCTCGTGCAACAACTCCTGCGTGTTTACCTTGTTGTAATGTGTCAAAACGATCTTGGTCAGAATCATGTAACTCATCAGATCTAACTAGGTCGAAACCTTCGCTTAATCTTGAAGTTATATTCTTACGATCTTCTTGGCCTACAATTTCGGCTCTAATCCACCTGTAAGTATAACCTTCAGGTGCAGGAGGAGTATCCAACGTAG